TGAAAGGTATCATGACAAACTTACCTACAACACAAAGTAGTATTACAGCAACCACGGCTCCCGGGTCTAACCCATTAGCACAAGCAGCAGGTACAGCATTAGGTGGATATGCAGCTTATAACATGATGCAACCGAGGTAATCATGGATAAAGTATTAACAAGAAAAATGTTTAAAGACAGATACTTTAAATCATTAAAGCCGACTGTAAAACATTTTCAAGCAGGAGGTTTAGGTTCATTATCTCCAAAAGAAAAAGCTATATATGCCGCAACTTTGGCTGCACCATTACTTCAAGCAAAAGGTTCTGGTGTTGGTAATGCTTTGACTGCATTAGGTGAAGGTATTGGTAAATTACCTTCAACCATTTTAGCTGTAGAAAAACAAAAAGGAACTGCATTAGATAGATCAAGAACTTTGACAGATGCAGAATTAAAAGAATATAATTTACCAAAAGGATCTATTGCACAAATAGATGGTAAAGGAAAAATTACTGTAGTTTCAAAACCATCTGCAGAATCTTTAAAACAAATTCAAGGGAGTAAAAGAGTAAGAACTATTTTATCTAGAATTGGTGATGACTACTATAAATTAGGTAAACCTGTCGGATTTGGTGACTTAGGTAGAATTAGAGCATCAATTGGTAAAGTAGGTGGCTCACAATTTTCAAAAGACTATGGTGCTTTTAAAAGTAGAATACAACAAGCAACTTCATTTGTAACACAAGCAATCTCTGGTGCTGCAGTATCAGAACAAGAAGCAGAAAGAATTACAAAACTTATCCCACAAGTAGGAGATACTGAAGCTACGTTTGAAGCAAAGCTACAAGCATTAGATAGTTATTTTGCAGATGCTATTGCAATTGCAGAAGATAATAATGCAGACTTTACTACTGCCTTAGAAATTATGGAGGCTTCTGGAAGAGGTGCTTCTAACTATATTGATTTAAGTGAAGGTGTTACTATTAAACAATATGATGGTAACAAATATGATGTTAGTGCAAATTAAGGATTTATATGGCAGAGATAGTTGTACAAGGAAATACATTTAAAATTAAGGGAACAGAGCCTACTCCAAAAGAACAGGTAGCTATTGATTCTGTTTTAGCAGCTAAAAAAGCTGAAGGTAAAGGTGGATTAAGTTTTGATGATGAAATGAAACTTATGATTACACCTGAAGAAGTTTTATCAGATGCACAAAAAGGAAAATATAATAAAGATACAGAAAGTTTTTTAGCAAGCCCAGATTTTATGAGGATAGTTACAGAGGTAGGTTTATCCATTGCTGGTGGTATTGCAGGTGTAGCAGCAGCTCCATTTACTGGAGGTTCTTCTTTAGTTGGTACAGGATTAATGGCTGCAAGAGTTGCTAGAATAGCTAGACCACTTTTAAATTTAAGTAAAAATAAACAAAGATTAATTGGAGGTGTAACTGGCGCAGGACTAGGGGGTGGAGCTGGTGCAGCTATATCTCAAACATTTGATCCTAAAGAAAGTATTGTAAGAGAAGTTGCAAGAGGTACAGCTCAAGGTGCTTTTGGTGAACTACTTGGATTTGGTATGGCAGGAGCCTTAGCTAAAACATACAACAAGGTTACAGGGTTTTCTTTAAAAACAATTGATGGTGCACAAGATGTAGTAAGAGGGTTAGACGGAGATAAACTATTTTATAAAGAAATAGCTAAGTTTAAAGAAACAGGTAAACTTCCAAGCAAAGAGGTCTTAGATAAATTATCAGATGAAACACAAAAAGTATTTATTACACCACAACAAAGATCTATTTTAGAAAGTACAGAGTTAGCTGACGATGCATTTTTAAGTGCACAAAAAGGTAATCCAGATTTCTTTAATGTAAAAAGAGGTAAATACAAATTTGAAGATGCTAATATTATTGCAGGTAAAATTACGGAGCAGTCTGGTGTTGAGTTAGCTAGTTCATTATCTGCTGCATCAATTGGTGGTGGTGCTTTTATTAGAAATACAGAAGGTTTAAGTAGATTAATGACTATAGAATCTATTGATAATTTCACAAAAGTATTAACAAAAGACTTACCAAAAATAGATTACGATACTGCTGCCGATGGTGTAACTGCTTTTTTAAATTCACAAATAAGAGGTGGCCAACAAATTTATAAATCTACAAAAGATAGATTATGGGATGATTTACAAGAGAGTGTAACTAAAGCAACTATGAGAGCAGACGGATCATATAATCCTGCTTTCAATGTAAAAATTAGAGGACCTGAAGTTCCAACAAATATAAATGTAAATAATACTTACAAAGGAATAAATGAATCAGTTAGTAATTTAGGTGAGTATATAAAAAAAGCAACAAGAGAAAATTTAGAAATTGATAATGGTGATATAAATCAGATGTTAGGAATATTAAATAGAATGGGTGATGAGGTTGACTATAACACATTTAGAAGGGCTTATTCTGAAATAGCAGGTATGAGACCTTCAGGAACAGCATCATCTGTTCAAGCAGAAATAGTAAAAAGAATGGAGTCTATGTTAGCAAATTCTCCTTTACCTCCAGCAGTGAATGCTGCAAGAAAAGCTGCATCCGATTTTACAAAATTAGGTGGAAGAGCATTTGAAGGTAAGGTAATAAAAGATTTATTAAAAACTGATTTTGGCCAAGAGAGGTTATATAAAAATATTATTGGTGCAGGTAAACCAACTTACTTTAGAGCATTCCAAAAAAGTTTGAAGGACGGCAAAATAAATGCAGGAGGTAAACAATATGATTTATTTCCAGAAAGAGAACAAATTTTAGGTGCCTTACAAGGACAATTTTTTAAAGATTTTTTAAGAAACAGTGTAGATAAATCTGGCCAATACTACAAACTTAATAAAACTGGTGCAGAAAAATTTTTAAAAGATTATGATTGGTTACTTAAAGATGATGTTGGTTTTTTAACTAAGTCACAAATTAAAGGTATTAAAGATTACACAAGAAGACTACAATTAATTGAAGGTAAAATAAAACCACCAGGTGCTGCAGGAACAAGTGGAGATATGCTTGTACAGATGAAACAAGCTGGTGCGTTATCACAAATAGTTGGTGTAGTTGGTTTTGGTACAGGTACAATTGATCCAGGTGCCGCTACATTTTTTGTATTAGGTCCTGCTGGTTTAGCTTACGCAATGTCTAGACCTGCTACTACTAGAGCATTAATTGAAGGTTTAGGTAAAGGTAACAAAGGAATTGATAGTTATGAAAAGTTAACAAGATATGTTGGACAATTAGGAAGCGCATTAGTTTCAGAAGGTATTGTTGGTCCTGTAGAAGCTAAGGCAGCTATGGACAAAGTGCAAGGAAACAAGGAAGCTTATGAACAATATTTTAAAACAGGTATTATGCCCAATGCTCCTGCTAAAAGAGAATTTGATCCAGAGAATGCACCTGCAATCGAAATAGATCCGTACTTACAATCTGGAATAAAAAGACAAGGTACAGGACAAAGAACAGGTTCAATAGTAAGATCTGGATCTGATATACCTTTACCTAATGTTGCACCATCAAACTTACCAATGGGTGGACAACAATCAAACACAGAACTAGCACAGGCCTTAAACCTTTTTAACAAGGGAGGGATAGTCAGTGCCAAGAAAAGCTTCTAGTAAAGATATACTCGCTCATCAAAGAATGGATGACCATGAGAAGTTATGTAGAATTATGCAAGAAGAAACTAATAGAAAAATAAATGATGTTCATCAAGATATACATAGACTTGAAAAAATAATGATAGCATCTACAGGATTTTTAATGACAACAATGCTAGGAATAATTGTTGCTCTTATTTTGAAATTAAACTA